TTAACCTGGTCTAAAATGATCTCGCTTTGTTCTCTATTAGCTTTAACCTGGTCTAAAATGATCTCGCTTTGTTCTCTATTAGCAGTTGAGATTTCGGACTCCTGTTTAGCTAAAATGTACACGTCGTCAGGGTTATTGTTTGAATTTTTAATATACGCGGTATCACCGTCAATCTGCCACACCATAGCCCTGTTATCTACGGGAGGCTCTACAATAATAGACTGTATTTCAGAATAAGACGGTAGCATAGCTGTACGGTTAATTTGCTCCTGCAATTGCTGGCATATCATCATAGACCTGTCTAGCGCGTCTTCTACAATAGCTTCCGGGAAGTTACTCTCGGTCGGTATTTGTGTCGGCTGAGTTAAGGGAATAACCCTTTTCCCGAATACCTGTTCGTCTAAAGTCGGAGCTGTTGTAAAAATTACTTTCCCGCCGTCACTAACGCGGCTAATTTCGACCGTATAATCTGTATTTAGTGTTTGCAGGTGTGGCGTGTACGGCGTTGTAGTTTTATCAATTTTATAGACTAACAAGTCTTCCGGCTTAAATATTTTAAAGGAAAAAGGAAATTCCTTATTCACGCCGTCGCCGTCAATTAAAAATTTGTTGTCGTCAGTAGTTAACATTTTATACCTCCCGGTTATTCATCGTCTTCGCTATCATCTTCTGTATCGTCCTGTCCTTTTTTCTCTATTATGTAAGGCGACCAACCCAGCAATAATAAACCGAGCCGTTTAAATTCGCCCTCGTCTAAATACTCTGGTCCTTTTTCTCCTACGCTCATAACATATTTTAGGGGCAAACCTACAAGCGGGCCTACCGTTTCTTTGGATAAAGTCAGCATTGCTTCTACAAAATCGTCTAATGTTATATCCTCGGGGTCGATTTTTCTAAGCGCGGTTTCTATTTTTGATATCGGCCTTAAGAAAGTTAATTCTAAATCGCCGAAGTTTTCCACATTTCCGCCAGCTAATCTCATAGCTTCGTTTACTCCGAGAGCTAATATTTCCCCGATAATAGCCGTAGCGTTAAGCGGTCCAAGTAAAACCGCTCTAAGTTGGTCTTCATTATCCCATTGAAAAGCGTTGGTTATAAACTGAACCATAGTAGGTAAAATAAAATGACAGATAGCGACCGTTTTAACGGCTTTATTTATGCTGGCGCTATCTTTATGTATCACCGCGTCCCTTATGGCGTGAATTTCGGCTCGTAGCTGTTTCATCTGGTCGGACATAAACATAACGAAAGATTTTTGTAAGGGGTTACCTCTTTGCCACGAAGCGAGTTGATCTATATGTCCGGACTGTTGGTATTTATCGGCGGCGCGCTCGAATGCTTCCATAGCTTTAGCCGGGTCGCCCGTTTTATTCAATACGTATTTGTAGACGGCCCACCCTCCAACATAAATACTCGCCCTGTCGCCTAACTGGGTCCAAAAATACAAGGCGTGTGTAAGGGAACGTTTTTTAACAAACATACTGAATTGTTGTGATCTAACGATATCCCTTATCTCGATACTTAATGAATCGGCGCGGTCTTTAAGGAAATACGATTTACTTAGCGTTTTTACCGCGCTTACCGGGTTAGAAAAGAAATCCGCTATACCTGCCGCGAAATCGGCGGGCGGAATATCAAGAGCAAATACACCGGTAGCCGTAAGCTGTTTTAATGCTATTTGAGCTTTTAAACCTAACATACTGGCGGTAAAGTTGGCGCGGAATCTGTCAAAAAGTTCGAGCTCCGCCCTTATCCTTTCGATACCGTCGCGCTTAATATCGGCGATATGTTGATCTACAAGTTTTAAGATATTAGGCCCGAATTTTTCTGTAATTTTTTTACGGATACCATTGTTTTTAAATATAGTATCCATATCACGAACCAGATTATCAAAAGCGATAAAATGCTCGGTAGCCGCTATATGCTCTTCCATAACTAATATATCAGAGCGAAGAGCCAAAGGCATTTTTGTAGCCGTACGCGATTTAAAAGAAGTAGGCTGTATAGATATTCTGTAGGTAGCTTCTTTAAGCCAGTTATCACCGTCTTTATCCATATCAACCTCACGGCGTACCGGGCTGTAATTTTCATTATACGGCATATCAACACCGTAGCGATCACGATAATAGCTGTTAGCCCGCTCGTAGTACCAACGGTAAAAATCTAATTGCGCGTCGATAAACCGTTTATCCTCCGGCGTTAAAAATTCATCTAAAAGCTGTTCAGTCGATTTATCCATAGGATTAGATACATCCTCACGGAAAGTATATTTATTACCCTGTTTTAACGATTCTCTTAATGTAGGGTCGCGCATTTCCATAGCGAGTTTACGGGCTTCCGCGCGGCTAACCTGTAGTTTTACCCCGTTACCGTCCTGATCTACATACTCGCCCACTTCAACTATTTTAGAGTCCGCCTCTAATTTCTTTAAAAACTGGCGCTCATTTTTAACCCCGAGAGCTTCCATAGCCATTTCGCGGAATTTATTAACTGCCTCAATTTGCCCTTTTATACGTGCGATTTTAGCCGGGTATACGTCTAAAATTTTAGCGAGCTTTCGGGTTTTATCGTGCAGGGAAAGAATGTTCATAAGACCTTCCCAGCTGTCGTGAGATTTACCCAGGGTACGAAGCATTTGTTTTATAGCGTCTTTTGTAGAAACGATTCTTTTACCTGTAGCCGGGGCGTTGCCGTCTATAGATTCGCTCGCCTGTTGTAGTATCTCTTCCCTATGCTGTTTCTGTGCTAATTCTCTTAACGAGGCTTCCGCTTTTCCGTCTTCAATAAGCATTTTAAGAGCTCTCGCGATTCTCATAAGATCGTTAGAATTTTTATCCTTTAATCCGCTAAAATCGTTAAGTATTCGTATTCTTTCGGTTTCAGCGTCGGTTAGCTCTCTATCCGCCGCCCCGTCCATAATATTTTCAATTTCGGCGTATGCTTCCGCTTTTGTCTTTTTAGTGGCGTCTTTAATTAAATCCAGTACACGCTGAATATCGGCGGTGAATTTACCAACCGGATTTTTACCGCCTTTTTTATAGTCGGCCCGTTTAAGTAATTTTGATACTAAACCTAGAGCCGCTTTTTTATTAGTTTTCTCTTCTAAAGTATTTATTTTTTCTATGATATCGGGTAATACCTTGTTTAGCTGTTCTTGTGTCTGAACGTTTCTAACCGTAGTAAAGAATTTAGTTTTATCCTTATCCGACATATCAGAGTCTTTTACCAGACTTATTATAGAATTTTGTACGTCCCTTATTTCTCTCCGTGTCATACGCACACCGGTTTTAACAGCATTGTTAACCGCTTTTAATGTATCTTTAAGTGATTTAATTCTTTGCTGTAAATATTGTTTTGCGCTGAATTGTACTTTTTTAGGGGCTCCAGGGAGCCTGTAATCATTCGCGGTTAAATCCCCGGAATCAATTAAAGCGCGCTCGGATTCTAATTCCTGACGCTTGTTATAAAGATTAGTGAGTCTATCAAGAATACGGTTAGTCTGTTTGCCCTCGCTTTTAGCCTTTTCTAAATCTTTTTCCGCCTGATTTATTTTAGCGTCGAGATCGCGAATTTCTGTAGAAATTTGATTTCTCCTACCCTGTAAAACTTTGCCGTCGGTTTCCTCACGCTCGATTTTTTCAGCTACTTGAATTTCGTTTAATTCTTTGAGCTCTTCTATGGTTAAAAACTCTTCTTTAGCTTTAGCCTCTAGCTCCGCTTTTCGGATGGTTCTTTGGGTGATATCGTTGGTATTAGTTTGGGCGGCCTGACGGTTTTTACCTAGTTCCTCACCTAAAAGCTGTTGATAATCCTGTTCGTATTTTATTTCGTTATCTATATCGGTAGTGTCTTCTCCGGCTTTAGCCATAGCCGCCTTTTGGTTTTGTAGCTCTGAAAGTCTAGCGTCGCTTTCTTTTAACTCCGCTTCAATTTCTGCGGCGTTAGTATCCGGGGCGATATTGTATTCTACTCTTCCTTCTAGAGTAAAAGTACCCGTATTAACCTGTTTACCTTCCGATAAGTCTTTTAAGTTTTGTTCTATCTCGGCTTTTGTACCTATTTCACCTTCCCCGCCTTTAACGGAACCGACATTAGCGTTAGCAATATCAAACGGCGTAGAAACTAAACTCATAAGCAACATAGCCGCCGCGGTTTGCGGGCCTGTTTCGGTTACTATCTTTTTCCAGTCTTCGGGTTTTGGTTTTGCTTCATCCACGCTATCAGCCTGTGCCGCTAGATACTGCATGCTCGTATTAACAACGTCCTGTAACATTTCTGTAGAAGTTTCAGCCCCGACCCTTTTTAAGTATTCCCCCGTAACTTTTGTTAACATAGCGACAAAAGTTTTTTTAGCTACGGGGTTATTTTCTAATTGGTTCCATAGCATTTTAGCGGCGGCCTTTTTTGCGGCACCTTTAACCGGGGCGGTCATAACGCCAAAACTCGCCGTTTCTAAAACACCGTCCATAAGCCCGCCGGCTAAACCTGCTACCTTTGCCGTATAATCGTCTATACCTTTTTCCCGTAAATCCATATAAAGGTTCATACCCTCTATTTCCATAGAAGTATGAAAGGTACCAATTAGCATTCCGCTGTTAACACCTTCGATAAGTCCGGTTACTATTCCGACGGTTCTACCTGTAGCGGCTCCGGCGACCGTACCACCCCCGGGTTCTACGGCTGTACCTGCTAATGCTCCGGCGGCTTGTCCCTGTTTTCCTCTTACCCACGCTGTAGCGGGCCCGAGTATAGCCGCGTACGCCGCACCTTTTTGTAAAGAATCGGCATAAAACGGTAGCATTTGGGCGCTTTCGCCCAGCATTGTTTTAAGAGGGTCGTTTTTGAATTTTTCAAAACTAAATTTTACCGTATTTTCGTTTATATTATATTTTCTTAAAATTTCCTGATGTCTGCCGCCTACCATTTCGGCCGCTTGCTCCGGCGTAATTTTTCCGCTGAATAATTGCCTGGCTACATGCGCTCTATATTTAGTCAGGTTGCCTAAATCCATTTTTACTTTCGCTTCTTCCCATATCCCGAGCGATCTGTTTTGATATGCCATAGCCGCTTCCCACGGGTCGTCACTGTCAACCTTTATAGGTTTAGCCGAAGCAATATCGATGTCATTTCCGGGGATAGTATACCCTTCTTTTGTAGCGGGTTTGGCGGTAGAAAAATCTACGTCTTTATCAACGCCCGAAGTTTTTTTAGACTCCACCCCGTTAGCGATAGAGAGCCAGTCGTCTTCTGAAACGTCCACGTCTTCGTGTACCGGCTCGTTATACGGCTCGTTATACGGCTCGTTATAGTTAACAACGGGAAGACCGTTAGGATTGTTCGGGTCGGGTCCTATACTCGGTAAAGGGATACTCGGTAAAGGGGGTAAAACATTTATATCATTTATATCATTTGCCGCCATACTATGATATCCTTTCTATACTTCCGTCCGGGTATGCGATAAACTGATTACCGTTAGCGTCGGCCATACGCTGGCCGCCCGCGGGTAAATTACTTAAATGCGGGTTAATTTTTCTTATCTGTCTATTTTGTATCTCTTTTAAGATATTCCATTTTTGTTTAGACGTTAGCGGTCTTCCACCCTGCGCTTTTTCCACCTGGTCGACCGCTTGAATATATGTTGTTACCATTTCGTCTAACGCTTTTATCCGTTGGTTTTCATCTTTATAATGTTTTTTAGTCCAGTCGTAAATATACTGAAAACCGCCGCTAAATTCGTCTTTATCCGCTAGATCACCTTTAGGGAATCCAAAAAGGTTACGCCCCATTTTTTCAAGTCGTTTTGTTTTAGACATGGTTAACTTGGTCATAAATTTTTCATACTCCTTAGGAGAAAGATAAGCGCGGGATTTTTCAACTTCTTTTTGAAAACGTACAATATCTTCTAAAGTAGCTGATTTATTAATCTTTTCATTCCCGCCGGTTATTTTATACCACGCATTATATAGGTTTCCGAGGGCTTGTATTTTTTGAGCTTCTGTTATTTGTTTTCGCTGATCTTTTATAAAATCCGTCGTAGCTCCGATAATACTTGTATAATCACCTTTACCACCTTCTAGCGTAGCGAGTTTTCTCATAGCCTCCATACCCATAGAAGGCGTGTATGTACCATTGGCCTGTGCTAAAGCTACCCCCTGCCTAATGCTGATAATCTGTAAGAGCTTATCGTATTTATCCGCTTCCTCTTTAGCTTTAATCATAGTATTAGCGGCTTTCTTTAATGCGACCCTTTCATCGGCTGTTATTAAAGAATCAAACGCTTTACTGTCTAAAGTTTTCGCGACTAGCTCCGGTTGTCCGCGATCGAGCATACCCATAATATAGGATTTTGCTATATCGGTTTTCGCCTTTGTCATAGTTTCATAGGCTTTTTTAGTGCCAAAGGCAAGTTCTAAATTATTTTTAGCTAAATCTACTTTTCCTAGCAATTCTTGAATCTGGCCGATATTAGTAGCACGCCCCGCCTGTTGTGAAAGTATAGCCATAGACTCGCTTAACTGCGTTTGGGCATTTGCTGTCGATTGTGTACGGCTCCACGTATGGAGCTCGCTTAATTTACCCCTAAAACTGTTCATTACTATTCCGGCGGCTTTTTGCTTTATTCCCGGATTTTCTATATTGCCTAAAGTTTCGGCGATAAATTTACCACCCTCATCCTGAATAATTTTTAACCCCTGCGCTGGGTTAGCGCGGTAATCAATTTTAACCTTGTCTATCATTTCCCATAACTGGGATTCTGTCTCGATAGAAACTTTATATGCTTCTATATCCTCAAAGGCATTTTGCTGTTTTTTCTCTAACGCTCTTATCTCGGCTTCTCTTTTTGCCGCTTCGTGAGAAGCGTAGCTAAGGGCCGCACCGGTTACCTGACTCGCCCCGTTGGCGATTGTATCCATAAGCTCGCTACCGGAAGTATCAACGGGTATTACGCCAACCAGAGAAGACGCTAGTTTATTTTGTGTATACTGTGGAATTTTAGCCATTATAAACTGCCTCCCGTTTTAGCCGTAGTTGTAGTAGTTGTTGATTTTGGTACTTTATTCGGACCCCATAGCCCGGCGTCAGCGCCTTTATAATATCCGGTTAAAAGAGTTGAAGCCGCTCCGGCATATCCGCCGATTAAAGATGAACGCCCTTTATTTGTACTCTGTTTACTTAATGAATTGTAATAATTTATCATTGAATTACCGCGGTTTACTATGGCAGTAACTTCCTCTCTTCCCAATGTTATAGTTTCGTTTAACAGTTCAAGCGGTGAACCTTCGCTCGTAAGTATGCGGTTTTTAGCCATACCCATAACCTGACGCGCCGCCAGTTTATCTATTTCACGTTGTTTTCGGTTAGCTTCTAAAATACTTTCCTGCCGGGCTATGGCCGCCTGTTGGATATAACTTTCCGCCTGATCGTTATATGCACCCATTTTCATAGCGCCGCCGATTATCTGTGAACCGGCGGAAATAGCTAACCCTGCCATTATTGCTGTTTCTATTCCCATTTATATAACCTCGCCCACATTTTGTAATCTTTTCGCTCTACGTTATATTCTTTTAAGACGCCCTCACACGAAAAACCTAAGTACGTTAACCAACGATCGTGTAAAGCGTCGTTTAAAGCTATGGCCTGTACGCGGTGGCATTTATGCGATTCTGCGAGCGTGTCAAAATGCCTTTTGACAATTCTAGCAAAGGGTACGGCATATTTAGTAAGATATTCGGACGGGATTAAAAACGCTTCAAAAACACCCGGCCACATTTCAAAATAACCGATCACGCCTAATATACGCCCGTCATATAACACCGTCCATGAAGTACGTAGCCCTTCCAAAATTTTTAAACCGTCATAACTGTTAGCCAGTTTAAAAACGGTATTTAATTCGTGAGCTCTAATTTTTAATAAATCGACGTGCTCGGCTTTAAATGCAACTAATTCTACTTTATTCATCTACCGCCTCCATAAATACATCTATAGCCTGAATTATACAAGGTAGCGGGCTATCCTGCGCAACGTACAAGTATTTTTCATTAGCGGTTACATCTTCGTAATATTTTTCCATAGCGCCAGTAAATAACGGGCTAGGTCTATTTGTATAGTGTTCTGTACTCCTAAAGTTAATCGCTGTTAATCCGTATAAATCTGTACCAAATTTCGCACCTAATGTATCTATAAATCTAAATACAACTTTATTAACATTACGGGGTTTATTTTGAGCCGCGCCAGAAACACCGCCCGCCTCAATGTTCATAGTTTTTAATAAGCCCCTGTATCTGTATCCAACGTGAATAACGCTAGCCTGATAGCTTAATTTTATTTTTCCGTTCTTTACGGTTTCCGGTTCGTGCACCGCACCGTCAGCAAGGATATATACGTTTTCACCTTCTAAATGATCTAAACCGCTAACCTCACTCGCGGTTATAGTCCATTCACCCGGAAGTAAAACATCAACGTTATCAAAGTCTTTTATGATTTTACATTTAACGTTTTTAGGGTCTATGTATTCAGTTATAACCGCTCTGCCGCTTCCGTAGCCTAAATCGTCGTGAAGTTTCCATATCTGGCGGCCTAAATCATCCGGCTCGAAAATATCTTTATTGGATGTAAATAAGATGTTCACGCCCGTAGTTGCGGCGGGAGCTACGGACGCGTCCATCTCGGTACCCAAAAGAGTACCATTATAACTTAATGAACTGTCTAAATGGATAGTCCATTTTTGACGTTCAAACATTGCATTAGCCCAGCGGGCCTTATCCTCTTCCCTGTTTTCCTCGGCTGTATAAAAATCTATTAAAGTAGGAAATTTAACCGGGTCAGCGAAAAACTCTACATATCTTCTGGTTTTGCCGTTTATATATCTTTCAACGATTACCCATAATTGGTCAAAATCATTTGCCCGCGGCATTACACCAACGCTAATAACTTTACCCGCTCCGCCTAATGAATGCCTATGCCAGCCGCTAACGTCCTCGGTTTCGTGATAGGTAAGACCTAAAAGCGCACCGTCTTTTCTCACACACCATACGCAGTCGGGGCGGTTATGTTGGAATACAATCTCTTTTATACCTGTTCCGGTTATATGGTCCGCGACTAAATTTTTATCGACGGATTTATAACTGTCATAAACTAAATCATATTCTAAACTTCTAAGTATTAAGCTGTTTCTTTGCAGGTAAAATAAAAGGTTTCCGCGTGGTATCGGTTGTACCCTTTCACACCCGAACGCGTCAATAGGTTTAACCGCAGGCGGGGTTTCAGCGCTAAATGGTTCATCGGGACCGTTCGGGCTAACGAGCCTAGAGAGTCCGCTAAATGTACCTATCAAGAAATATTTGTTATTTGCGGCCAGCCATTGTATAGAATCTACTTTACCTTGTAACGGGGCAAGGGTAATAATAAAGCCGTCGTTTGCTAGCGTACCTGTTGTCATATCGTCATAGCGTTGTGCTCCGTTGGTATCAGGGCCGCGGCTCGCGTAAATGGTTTCGGGTTTTTCGTACGTACCGCCGTATAAAATCCTTCCGGCTCCGTCAAAACTTACCGCTCCCGGATATTTATTAACGTCGGTAAAAGGGTCGGCCGTACGGGTATAAGTGTTAAAAGTCCAACTCGTATGGCTTGAACGGGTTAATTTTCTCGGCGGATAATCCGGGTGAACACAATACATCGTATCGGCATTTTGTGAAAACTGGATATTTGCTAGGTCCTCTTCTTTAACGTACGGTGTAGCAACTTCTACAATTTTGTTGCATACGCCGCCGCTCGTATAAGAACCGTGCGCGGCTCCGTCTACTGGCACTTCGTCAATATCGTAAAGCTGGAATGTATCCGTGGTTTTATTTTTTACTATATAGGATTTACCGTTTATTCCTATTGTACCTACGGTATCGTAAATAAAAATTTCATCGCCGTTATTATAGCCGTGGGCCGGGCAAGTTACCACTATAGGGTTTCCAAAGGTCATACCTGTAATAGTTTTATCCTCGTCAATTATAATACCTTCATCTTTGTAGAATCGGAAAAACCCCGGAGTGGCTTCGATTAAATACGCCTGTTTGTCTGAAAACTGAAACGGTATGAACCGGGCTAATTTATTCCTGCGTGTATGATGAACATAAACCGAGCCTGTACGGAATCTTGCCGGGCCTTGTGTTTCAAGTATAAAGTTTTCTAAGCGCTCACAACCGTTACCGTATACTTTAATATCGTATCGGCTCTTAACACTCGGGCATAATTCCCCGCCTACAAAATTAACGAAAGTTTTATTTACGTCCGTCATCGTTTAGCTCCTAAATCCACGGCGAAGCGCTGTTACTTGAACCTAAACGCTTTCTTGCGTTTAAATATTTGCTGCGTTGTACCCTGCGCGGCGGGCGTTCCTGCCCGTCAATAGAAATTATTTTTGCCTCTTCTACCCCGATTAACTCGTATATACGCTGTAAAACAGTTTGTTTCTGGCTGAATTTATACGCGACTGCGGCCGCAAGGTAAAGAGAAAAAAGGTACTTAAAGCCGGCGTCAAATTTATGAACGTCGGTAACATCTTTTATGTATCGAAGTCTTATAGACGGGGCCCCGTTATTATTAAGCAATATATAGCCGCCGCTTAATTCGTAATCGACTTCACAAAGACTCTCGTAATCATCAAAACTAAGTAGCCTGATAAAATCGTTAGGGAGTTTATAAGCGTCGGTGTAATCAAAGTCAGGAGAGTTTAATGCGTCGCGGTTTATTCTTTTTCTTTCGGTGGCGAAATTCCAGACATATTTACGTAATACCATTTGCCTGGTATCGTCGTAATGCCTCGCAAATATAATTTCCTGTTCGGTTCTCGGGGTTTCGATATTTGTTACTTCGCCCTTTTGTCCTAACAGGTCAAGCGCCTTATTACATATTGCTACTGCGGAAGTTGATACCGTCATTTCTCACCTCATAAGATAAAAAGGCGTGCGCAACGTCAGCACGCCTTTAGTACACCACAATTTTAAACTTATTAACCTTGTGCAAATATAGCTCTTACGGTTACTGTTCCGGCGGCTGTTCCGACTGTATTAGCGGTAAGCGCTAAATCGTAGCTGTCAAGTTTTGTAGCTATAGTATGCCCTGCGTGTTCATATAATTTTTTAGTCAGGTTTTCAATAGCCACGGCGGATAATCCGTTTAACTCTGAGCCGCTAGCGTGAGCGACTGAAAGATTAGCGCCGTCCACGAAAACATCTTTATCAATAACTTTTCCGCCGTTACCCTGATAAAGTCCTAAATCCCAGTCTGTACCGCCTGTAATTGCGTCGTTATTAATTTTAATATCGAGGGGGATAAGGTTAGGACTTAACCCTTTAAAAAGTCTATAAACAGAGTTATTAGAATCCGCCGTAGCGACTTCAAACGTAGTAACCGCGGCTACTAATTTAGCTCCGTTAACGTGTACAGCTTCCGCCAGTTTACCGGCTTGTAAATCAGCGTTAGCGTATTTGTCTACTACTGCCATTATCGGCCTCCTTTATGCTTCATTCTAATTACTTACTGAAAAACGGATAAGATGGGCGCTAGGCCCCCTACCACTATCCGGTGATTGTTGAAGTTGTGGTAACTTTCTGGATTAATTTTCCTTCGGTTCTTACTGCGCCGAGCTCGATAACAAGCTGTACCTGTTTTGTTTCTACGTAGTCTTTTCTTTCTGAAATGTCTAGTTTTGGCTCGGCTGAGATACCAACCACCATAGCTCTTGTAGACATAGCGAAACAAGAACGTACGTTAGCACTTGATACAGGTAACATCGGATTTTTAGCTTTTCCGGCAAACTTAACAAGGTCAAAACCAATAGCCCTTTGAATTTCGCCTTTCTCAACTACAAACTGACGTGAGTAATCACCGCTTGTAAGCTTCTCTTCACTCATAAGGTCGGTATGTTCATCACCAGAGATACCGAGTACAAACGTTTCCGGCATATCGTTACCGACATCAGCATCGATAAAGTTTTGTTTTATCTCAAGAAGTTTGTCGTAGGTTAAACCGCCTGTAGCGTCTACGGTTATTACTCCATCCTGCGCCGCTGTTAAAGTAGTGTCAAAATCCCTACCTGTTTGAACGTCAGCAAACATAGCCTCGATAACGACTCTGTCGAACACCCTTTCAATAGCGTACACACAAGCGGTGGCATATTGACCCTGCGGGTCGAGCAAAGCACCTCTGATATCAGAAGAGTCAATAGGTATGGTTACTTCGAATCTTCTACGCTTAATTTTTCTTCTAAGATGTTCGATATCTTGGAATACTACCGGTTGGATTCTGCCGGATACTTCCCTTGCTTCAACGTCACCGATACCGTCGTAGGCGAAAAGATCGCCGCTCATTTTCATTACAGTAACATAAGGACGTAATCTAGCCCTAATCTGTTGAGCTTTCTGATGTATCATATCAGAAAACTGGATTTTTAACGCGTTGTCAATACTTGCGCCCATATTGTCACCTCTTCACTTTTTGTATTCGACTTAAAAATAAAATAATTTTTCAGCTCACGATCCCCGTCTTATGAGGTAACGGACGTTGCCTAACGTTTATAGTCGTTTACACTAGATACTTTAGTATCATCAAACGGACCCAAATGGGACACCCGTTAACTTTAGAATACCATATTAATTTTAAAATTGCAATATAATGAAAAACTTCGGTGTAAAAACCGAAGTTAACGGAGGTTCCTCTCTTCTATGGCTAGAACGGTTTACCTATCTCCCATTAATTTACCTATTTGAGTGTAAAGATCATTAACCTGTTGTTTTGTAGATTCATACTGCGGGTCAAATGGGCTCATAGAACCTAGTTTGGCCATAAGCGTTTGAGCTTCCGCCCTTAGAGTTGATACGTCACCGCTTCCGGATCCGCTACCCATACCCCTTAAATCATCCTGACTTATGTATTTATCGGATACACCTTTTAAAACGCTGGCTAAGACTATAAGGTTTTCATTAGAAAGATTATTAACGTGGTCTTTAAACTCCGGCGGAGTAAATTCCTGTAATAAGGATTTTGCTACCGATTGTACCTGTTCTCTATCTTTTCCCCACGTTTTATCGGCTAGAGCGTCATAATCTGCGTCAGCCTTTGCCGCGGCCGCTTGCTGTTCCTGAATACTTTTTAAAATTTCGCCGTGAGTTTCCAAAAGCAGTTTATCATAACCTTTTTGGAGTATCGCCGCCTGTTTTGGAGTTAAGGCCGCGTCTTTAAACAGGTTTTTAACTTTTGTGTCGAACCCTTCCGGGCGAAGCACTTTTAAATCTTCCGGGAGTTCTGAATCATCAAACTTATAAACCTCGATATCTTTTGGGCGGATCAGATTAAAATAATCGTCCCATTCCTGATCGGTTGCGCCCTCACCCGGTACACCCAGTTTTTTACCTATTAAGGATTCTGCCCCGTCAAGTCTTTTAAAAAGTTTTTCCGGGGAATCGATATCTTTCATATAGGGTTTATTTAAAAAATCTTTAGCGTAAGTATTTTTAAACTCGTTAAAGTCAAAATTACTGCCGCCCTCATTACCTTTAGCCCCGTCGCCGCCGTCACCACCTGCGGCCGCTCCGCCTCCTGCATAGTAACCGTTTATTGTACTGCCGTCGCCACCTTCGCCGCCGTCAGCGAAAAAACACATCCCTAAAGGTCTTCTTTTTCCTAAAAATGCCATTGTCTGTTATTCCTCCATATCGTCTATTTTTGTGTACTCAATTTGTTTTAATGATTCCGCCGGTATCAAGTTACGGAAGTGATAGTAGATAGTTTTTCTAGCTTCCATATAAACCGTAGACATAGGGTTAATTTCTGTTGTCTGTTGGTTCATAACAATACTTGACCTGCCAAAGTCGCATATTTCCATAAGGTGTCTGAAAACTACCTGACCGTCGGGGGTATTCGCTACGCGTTTAACCGCCTGTCTTAACCGGGCTTCCGCTTTAGAAATCTGAATTTCTTTTTTGTCCTTAGACTTTTCCGCCGCCTGTTTTTCCATATTACGCTACCTTTCCTTTTATCATAGCTGACACTTGCGCTACGTTTCTACCTATTTCCGATTGTTGGCGCGCAACTTCAAGTTGCATAGCCTGTTCCTGCTGTTTAGCTCGCGCCTCTCTTATTTTCTTTACTGTTTGCATATCTTTAAGTATTTCTGTACTTACTCCGCTTAATTCTGAAACCTTGCGTAGCAGTTTATCAAAGTCGATGTTATCGAGTACGTCAGGTACTACAGGGGCTACCTGTACCGTGAAATTAGCGGTATTCATAATACCTTGTAGCTCTTCGGCTTGCATTGTACGTTTAGCAGGTGAATTATAAATAATCTCGAATACGTCTTTACCGGCTAACATTCTTTGGGCTACCGCGTCAGGAATATAGAACGGTACAATACCGTTTTTAATCAGTTCTATTTCCTCTTTACTGCCACGAAGTACGCCCAGTCTGCCGCGTTTAAGCAGTATGTTAAATGTACGCTGAATCATCGGGGTAAAGAGCTCTACTTCCTGCCTAGCGTAGAATGTTCCTAAAGACTGACCGCGTAAAGCGTTCCTTAGTTGAGCTTCCCCAAAAGTCATACGTGTTTCGTTGTTAAAATCTAACAACCTGTCTAAGTTAAAATGATTGTTGATTTTTTCCATTAACGTTTCGATATGTGCATAGCTACTCTGTAATTCGCCAACAGTATATAACGGCTCTATCGGTCTACCGTTGTTTATACGGCCTGTTACGCTAAATACGTTTATTGCTCCGGCTGATGTATCGATAACGCCACCGCCTAACGTACCGTCGTCGTAAACTCCGAGTGGCGGGTCAAGCTGTTTTTCAGTCGCTATACTGATAGCTTCCCTTGTAGCGTTAATTTCGAGTATATCGGCCATAGCCAACATAGCGGCTGAACGTCCGTATTTTTCACCGAGAATTTTGATAAACCTCGCAACGAATACAGGCATTTCCTCAAAACCGCTTTCTTTAAGAATTTTATTTGGGCCTAATTCGATATGGATTGATGCGATAGGCATATCCTTAGCGCCGTATTTATTCGGGTCGCGCTCTTCTCTTGGCTCTATCGCGTGTAATACTTTTATTTTATCTTCGGTTAAACCTTTATCAAATTTATCCCGGCTGGCCTTAGAAAGATTTTTATATCCATACTTTTTAACGGCGTTTCTGATAGTCATTTCCGTTTCATTAAATACTGTATCAACTATGCCGTCCGGCCCTTCATCGATGCACATCGTTTTGACGTCCCACGCCTTATATCTTACGGGTACCTGCCAATCGTCCTCTTCCTCAAAAACTGCCAGCCCGGATGTACCATAACCGCCCTGATCTAGCATATATTCATCAAGAGCCGTAATAAGACCGGAGCGTGGATTATCCATAACACTATACATTTGACGGTTGCAGTATTCGTAATAATTTTTTATTTCCTCTGTATCGGGCATATCCCACGTTGGGGCAAGTTTAAATGTACGGGGCCCGTTAGGCCAAAGGTTATTTACCATAACGTTAGCCATAATAGTATTCGCTCTCATAGCGGCGTTATCGTACACGTCCTCATTTACGAATGTACCTGGGGTCGCTACGTTAACATTAAAATTTTGTTTACGGTTAAAAACATATTCGCTGATAAGCTGATAAAGCCCGATTAAATAAACTTTTTCACGCTTTAGTTGGCCGTATCTATTTACAAGTGTCTGTACTCTCGACATCACTTTTTTACCTCCAGTTATTCTCGATATTCTCTAATAAGTCTAGAGCCCCATTATAAAAACTAACCTCGCTCTCGAGCTTTCGTATTTGATCTATTTTTGCTTGTCTTTTAGCCCACAATACTTCTTGTTTTGCTTTAATCGATTTCATAAATACGGGTTTTTCTTCAATGCCGTATAAATAAGGAGCTTTCATTATTGATGATGTCTCCGGAATATAAATTTTAATACCTTTTCCCCTAGCTATACCGAGATAATGTTCTACACAGGGTTTTTGGTTTGCGTATTCGCTCTTATGGTCTAAATCTACACCGTATACCGCTAATTCCGTGCAATTGATATATATAGCGTAGGCTATTAACCATGATACCGAGCTCGTGAAGTAAGGACCAAAAATATTAACTAATTCCTTGTACGGGAATAAATTAGCCTCGGGAAACTCTTCACGTTTATCGGTTAGCCAAACTTTATTCCCAGCTTTTTTCAAGGCTGACTTGTACTTTTCGTTTTTAATCCTATAATCACCGTCAACCCCTACACTATGTAAATCAAAAATGCGTGTTACCCGCGGTAGCTCTTCAAAAGAATAATTCATAGCCCAAATTTCAAAATCTTTATTATCAAAGGGGGCTAAAAATCTTGAAGTTAAACACGTTCCAACTATAGCTATTTTCATAAATCACCTTTTTTACTTAATTGCCTAATAATGTTCTACGACCTGTTTTAGCGTTTCCCAAAACCCCGCCGGGGCTTGTACTTAATAAGGCTAGGCTTCGGTTCCTGTTTCTCGCCGCTTTTTCCTCTTCGGTACTTGGTGAAACACTGCCACTACCGGTGGGATAAGTAATACCGCCTATAGCTTTTTTCTCGGTTTTACCGGTTATATGTCCGCCCGTAGCTCGGTCAATACCGACACCGACACCGCCTGTTAGAGCGCCTAATCCAGCGCCTTTCCAAAAGCTACCACCTGACGCTTTACTGATTGCCCCGCCCAATGCGGCCCCTGTTGCCGCTATAATTAAAGTTTCAATTCCCATAGTTACAGCCTCCTATTTCGCCTTGTACGATTTAAGGTTTTTAAAGGGCCGCCGCTTTTCCCTGTAACCCCGTCAATCTTTTTACGTATCGTTGTGTTTTCTAAATTTTTTCTCACCGGATAAGCAAAAGTAAGCATTAAACTATCGAAGATATCCGGCGATCTTCCATATTTCTTTTTAATATTATCTTTGCTCTCGATGTACCAAAGGCCACGGCTCGTTTCTTTCGCGTCAGGTATAGAGAGTAAATCCGCGAAAAAGTTATCATCGTCCGGGATATCTACATCGTCGCCGCCTATCCAGTCACGAACGGCGAAAGCCATTTCAGAGCGTTTATTTAAAAATTTATCATCCTCTATAGGGCGCTCGGAAAAATGAACGCCTATAACTTTGTCTCTGTACCCCAGTTCGTGTAAACGGTCTATCGTACCGTAGCCATAACCTTTATCCACAAAACATTTATCAACGCCCCTAGATTCAATAAGGTTAACTATAATACCCGCTAACCTCATTTCATCCATAAGGTCATACACTTTATAATCTACAATTTTCCTGCCGCGACGCAGGGTTAAAACTGTCCTGTCATTAGTCCTAGCAGGGTCAACGCCTAATATTAGAGGCTCTGTAGAGTTATTTAGTATATTACGCTTTCTGGCCCTCATAGCTTTTTCAGCGTCAATAAGAGAATCCCCGGAAGTCTGAAACGCTTCCATAACGTTAGCCGGGTATTCCTGCATGAATTTCCATTCGCTTTTCAAGTCTTCAATTTTCTTACGGCGCCAGAATATTTGCTCTTCATCCAGCCCATAAGTTTCGGCATATTGTATTTCTTCCGGGGTCATAGCAAAATCAGGGGGAACCTCACGCCTGTATTCAGGTTGCCAAAACCACGGAAGGAATATAAGAATATAATCGCCCTTACCCTGTAGCGCGTCCATACACGCCTGATAAAACCAGTTATTCATACCGTTTGCGGTTGATTCCGCTATAATCTCTGTACCCTCTTCATCCGATACAGACTGCAAAATCCCTGTTTGGATATCGTCAGTATTTTCAAAAAACGCGACTTCCGATAGGTGAAGTAACTGCGTTGTAAACCCTCTGCCTACGTCCCCACTTCCCGCGGTACCGACTGTATACTCGGAACCGTTCTCAAATTTTAATTGTCTTCTATTGCTAACAATCGCTTTTGGTTTAGCCGGATCCGGACATAGCTCATGAAAACGGTCTACTATAGAAAAAAGTGCGCTTGTTGTAGCCGCTTGGTGAGAAAGAATAAAAGTAGATTTATTCGGTATTCTATTGTTTTTATGGTAGAAACGCCCGGCGATATATGTACTACATCCCATTTGACGGGCTTTAAGTATAAGCGCCCTGACTTTTCCTGTTAACCGTTTTTGCTCTTCAAGTTTATTATGTATAAATTTTTGCCCGAAATTAAGCTCAAAAGGAACAAGACGCCCCGATTTATTTTTTACCTGCAAACAATGTTTTGCAAAAAATAAAAAATCGTTGGTAAGTCTATTATGCGTTCTTAATATATTATCTGGCATTTCTGCGCTCTTGCTCCTCGACCATATTTAAAAATTCCTGATAACTCATAGACATAGAAGTAGATTCCACACTTTGTTTCGGTTTGCCGAGTATTCTGTCTAACAACATATTTGCGGCTTCTAAATTACCGCTAGCCGCTTTCTCGGCTATCCTTATCCACATAACCTCGGCGTTTGTCATTCCCTTAAAACGGGGCTCGACAACTTTCATTCCTAACTCTTCATCCCATTCCCCCTCATAAGGTAGAGCCGCGGCAACTGTAGAAAGAGTTTTAACCGCCGCCGCGTTTACAGGGGTAATATAGTAGGGTTCGGGCACACCATTTACCCATTTAATCATTTTCCCTCCGACCGGTACTCTTTTCGGTTCGGCCGGAGGCTGAAAATCTTTTTTACTCATCATTTGAATCGATGTCCTTGTCGTCGCCGTCTAAATCGTCTAACAAGTCGTCAGCGTCGGGAGCTTCTCCGCTACCGCCTTTGTCGTCGCCGTCTACCGGGTTAAGATCATTTAACATCTTTTTAGTTTTAAACTCTTCTTTTTGCTCTGCGTGTTTTACCGCGAACGCTTCCGGGTTCGCTTCACAATCAGCTATAGCTTGTCTGATATCTGCTACGTTATCGCCATAAACCTCGATATCTATTGCCAGTTCATTATCAGCAATATATTTCGCTAACTGTTTTTTATTCATTCTGGCTACATCTTTAGGAGCTTTTCCGGGGTTGGATAAACTCTCTTCGCCTGTAATAATGTGCGTTCTTACACGCGCGAAGTCAGGGTACTTTTGTACCATTAATTTTCTGATGTTTGAGCTGGGGTCCATAATAGCGCTTCTAAAAATAGATAACGCTTTCGGGGTAGACTCCGCGAAAACTACATCTAGTTCATAGTTGTTTAATTCTTTCTCAGCACCTGCTTTAGCGTAGTATTGACCTGCAAAGGAATATCTAACACCGCAAGTAGCGACTTTGGCCATAGTCATTCTCCTTAAATTTTTTGTATTCGACTTATAAATAGTATTTGTTTGTCTTGATTATATCACGTGTCAATTCGTCAGTCAATCGTAGTTAACAACGTGTGAACGGCTTTTGGTATTTTATTTTTGAAGGTAGATAGGGTCGGGATTATTTTTAGATAAATCTTTTTAAGTTTTGACGGGGGGGGTTTGAAAAAACTTTTATGTTGGAAATTTTTTAAGGTACTGTATCGGTTGAAATTATATCTATATTTATTTTTTAAGGTATTGTATCGGTTGAAATTATATCTATATTTATTTTTTAAGGTACTTTCGGGGGTGTAGTTTTTGTGTAAATTTACGGTTAGCGTTTATGGTGGGGCCCCTTCCACACGGGCGGGCGCCGGGCCACGGGGTCGCTATGGGGGTCAAAAAGAGGGGGCACCCTTCCGATACGTTTTGCATTTTTTACCGCCGAAAGTCAACCTCTACAGCATTTTCAAACATACAAACATAATAAAAGCATACAATAAGCCGCGCGACCTAACACGCGCCGAAACGCTTTAGCGATAATGATTTTAACTAAAACTATTTCGATCCGAAAGAGTCCGATAATATAGATTATGTAAAAACGAAAGAACTT